CCAAGATCTGGTATTAACAAACTGCGGTATTTTGAAGATAAGTATTCCCATCACGACACGTTAAACCTTGCCCGTAGGCCAAGATACTATATGGCAGATAAAAGGGATAGCTTTAAGTACTGGTCATCATATAGGACAGAAGACGGTATTGAGAGAGGCATTGCAAATCTAGGGATTAATGGGAAAAATTATATTGAAGATGCTGCACCATTTGTAGTTTATAAAACCCCTGTTCCAGCGAACCGCATTGTTGTTAAGATGCAAACAAATGTGGGAGACCTTGACCTCGGCCCATTCTCAACGTCCTCTGGCACATTCGAAGATCCTTTATATGGAGGGGCAAACCAGACAACGCCAGTACGGTGGAAGGTGCAGTACTTAAGGGATAATTCTTGGGTAGATGCAGGATCATTTAATGAAGACTCTTTAAGAAAAGACGAAACTCCTATCATCGGTGCAGACGGATATGTTGAGCTAGCTTACGGACTGGTTATTCCAGAAGGCTATCGGGCAACTTTTAAACTAGAGAAACGGCTAACCTCTTCAACACTGTTGCCGAGTCCTAGCGGTATGCTAGATGGAACTGCCTATCTGGTTACCGAGTCGGAGTCTGAAGCTGGAACTGTTCACATCGTTGATAATAATGAGTTTAAAACATTTGAAGCAGACTATGGCTGGGACCTTTTTGAAAACATAAGCAGGGCAACCAGCTTCGTAACAGACCTAACTTCTCCATCAAAGTTTACCAATAACACAAACATGTCCTCTGCTTATCGAGAATTTGAGAACGTAGAGGGTCTGAGGGTAGTTGTAGACACGATGAACAAGTTCGACACCACCTTTGATCTGATTGAGCTTTCTCCAAGGTTGGCTGTTGACTTGAGTGATAAGGTTACGTCCTTCTCAGTTAATAAAAGTGCTTCAGATTTAGGGGTCAGCGGTTTGCCAGTGGGGCAGCTTCTTGCAGCTACAGGGTCTTTAGAGATTTTTGATTTTGATCAAGCATTCTTTAAAGAAAACACCAGTAGCATTGTCTCGGCGTATACTTCTCAGAATATACAGATAAAGCTGTATGAAATTGTTGTAGACGTTAATGGTGCAGACTTCTTTATTCCCATAAAGACTATGTATTCCGAAGGGTTCCCCAGCATAAGCAACTCTGATCGTAAAGTGTCGTTAACCTTAAGGGATTTGTTCTTTTATTTTGAGTCTTCTTCGGCCCCACAAATTTTAGTTCAGAATGCATCTGTTAGCTATGCAGTTTCTTTGCTGCTAGACTCTCTTGGTTTTTCAAACTATGTATTTTTAAGAAATGAGGGGGAAGATGAAGAGGTCATCCCATATTTCTTTATAGAGCCAGACATCTCGGTGGCAGAAGTTTTAAATAAAATTGCTAGATCTGTACAGGCAGCCATGTTCTTTGACGAATACAATAACTTTGTTGTAATGAGCAAGGGCTACATTATGCCAAGTCCGACAGAAAGAGCAACCGATGCAGTCTTGCGTGGAACAAAAGATTTTGAAAAATCGGGGATTGTAAAGAATAGTGCCACACAGGATAGCCTTGCTAACATTGTTGGAATCTCTTATAAAGATAACGAGGTCTTTAATGATGGGACAATCACATATGCAACTAGGTATATTCAAAGATCTTTTAGCTCTATCAGGCAAGCAAGTCTTGTTGATAGAAGTAAGACCTGGATATACAAGCCAGCATTGCTTTGGGAAGTTTCGGCAACAGAAAATACACGTTCGACAAATGATGAGGTCTCACAGCAGTCCTCTTACGCTCTGGCAGCAATTCCTCTGTCTTCTAACCTGTCTGCAGACCTTCCATCAGTTAGGAACCACCAGCTAATAAACAACACTGTAGATGTTGGAGAAGGCTCCTATTGGCTAACAAGATACAATGGATATTTTTACGCAAATGGAGAAATTATAAAGTATGATGCTGTTCAGTTTAGCATCCCTGGTTTATCGGCAACAGAGCTAGCAGCCGCAAATTCCGATGGAGATAACGTTTGGATTAGTAGCATTCGAGAATATCAGAAATACTTTTCCAAAGTCCCTTTTAATGGAAAGATCTATCCTACGGGACTCGTAAGGGTCTTTGCTGAACCAGACTATGAGACCGTGTATGGGGTCTCTAGGCTTGCCAATGGGGCGGTTGCCAAGCACGGTAGGGGCCAGTTCGGTACGGCGGTTACCTCTCACGAGGCTGGCCTGAGTGATTACTGGACTAGCGAGGGCAATGTACGAGGTGTTCGTATGGAATCTAAATACCTTTTTGGCAACTATGCCCTCGATGTTGAAACTGCCGTGGGGCCAGCTGGGGTAGACAGCTCTAGGTCTAAAGAAATTGTTAGAACCGGGCTGATTAAGAATTTTTTTGCTAGCGAGTTTTCAGGTGAAATAGAAAAAGATCCTACATACCCTGCAACGATTCAGTCGTCTGCTCTTGTCTTAAATGGAACATCTTTTAACTCAGTCAGCAGTCCTATAAACTTTGTGTCCTACGTCTACAAGCCATTGGAAAATAGGTTTAAACACTTTGGGACCAGGATGAGAATCGTGGGCAAGGTCGTCGATAGTGAAATTGCTGGGCAAAGCGCTTCTGGCCAATCTACATACTTTACTGTCACGGATTCCCGGACAGACCAAAGTACCACAATTGCTGGAGGGTCTGGTGGCCTAGCCGTAATGCTAAATCCAGAAACAAACAATGGTTACTATTTTGAGCTAGCAGCATTGACAGCCGTTAACGCTGCTGATTATTCAAATGATGAAAATATTAATAACATGTTTTTCTATAAAATTAAACAGCAGGTGGGTGATGATGGGACTCTAGATGCAATTCCAGAAAAGCTTTGGTGTGGTGTCGGCAATGTCCTTGTTGATGACGGCAAGTTTACAGGACAGGCAAGGCTGTCCACCGAGTCAAGCCCCACGGTGTATGACATTGCTGTAGAGTACACGGATCTCGGGGGGTCAAGAAGGTTCTATCTTTATGTAAATAACGTTATCGTTGGCATCGTTGACGACCCCGACCCACTTCCAGTATTCAACAATATGGCACTATTTATTCGTGGCTCTGCAAAGTGTATGTTTGAAAATATCTATGCCCTAACAGATAACTATAGCCAAAACTCTACCTTTGCCTTAGACACTCCAGCTAGCTCCGTGTTTGGAAGTAATGAAATAAATGCAATTGAGTCTTTTCAAAAGTATGCAATGAGTGGTTTGATTCAATCAACTTATCTGTCTGGGATTAGCTCGTCAGAACCTCCAAGGTACAACATTTATTTTGAAGAGTTTGGAACTATTATGAGGGAGGCGGCGTATTTTGATGTTAGGTACGACAAAGCCTATCCAGCACTGTCTGCAAAGATTTCTCCAACATTTAATAGAATGAAGGGGTATACTATTTCAGGATTTACTGCTGGATCTTATGGCGCAGAGTTTCTAATCTTTAATAATACCGATAGTCTGTTAAACGTAGATTCTACAAGTGGGAACTACCTAAGAATCCAGGGCGTAACTTTTACTCAGCAGTCTGACCACGAGCTGTCTGTTGATGAATATTTTCAAAAAATTGGAAACCTTTCAGATCCAGAGATTAACAAAGGGCTAGTCATCCTACCACCAGAAAAGTTTAAAGAAGACTACAGAGACATCAAGCTCAGCAGACTTACTCAAGGAAAAAATTCCTTTAGTATTGAAGCTCCATACATTCAAAGCCACGACAATGCAGATAGCCTTATGCTCTGGCTATCTCAAAAAATAATGAAACCAAGAAGGTCTGTCGGAGTTGAAATTTTTGGAATGCCAACTCTACAGCTAGGAGATATTGCCGAGGTCGATTTTACTAATGAGAATGGGGTTAAAGAAATTTCTTCAGGAGACTCCCGGTTTGTGATATATAGTATAGAGTACAGTCGGTCACAGACTGGACCCAAAATGACAGTTTATTTAAGTGAGGTGCTATGATGACAAGTTATAACTTAGCAGTAGAAGTACAAGCAACACCAGATTATCCAGCAAATCAGTCTACATCAGATAGCAGCCCCTCTAGTGCAATTAAGGTGGCTACCCCAGATTTAATTATAACTGATGGCGGAGCCCTGCCCGTTGACTTGATGACAGACTTGCTTTTTGAAAACGTCGGCGGCCAAGAGATTATTGGTATTTCTAGAAATGATATAGTTAATGGGCAAGATGTTTCTTACCAGCTAATCAGCAATACTAAACTCCTAGATCGTAGATACAACCCAAACAATGTTTTTAGTATTTCTGGAACCTTGGACAAGTACTTTGCTAACTTTTCTATTAGACTAGACGTTCATATCCCTGAGAATGGAACTGGCCCAGAAGTCTTTCCGGGACAAAATCAGAGGGTATATGTAGACAGCCTTACCGGAGATGTTGTCATAGATATAATAAACATGAAAACTAACGAAAGACTAGACGTTGAAATCTTGAAAGAAGGTTCCGTAGATAATGATACAATATATGTGGAGGCATCATGATTACCAATAAAGGAAGAAACATCCTAGCGAAGTACTTGATTGGCCAGGCACCAGCGTATGCCTCTTATTTAGCCATGGGTGTTGGCGCAAACCCTCTAGGCCCTGCAGATTCCTTGGGCAACTATGCCAGCCAGGGCAGCCTAGAGTTTGAGGCTCTTAGAATTCCGATTACGTCAAGAGGATACGTCTATGACGATAATGGTGTGGCAAATATTGTTTTTGCTGGTGAGCTACCAAGTAATCAAAGATATCTTTTTACAGAAATTGGGGTTTACTCTGCTAAGTCCAATCCAGCCGCTGGAGGACAAGATAGTAAAATGATTTATACCTTTTCTACATCAGAAAATTGGGAGTACCATACTGAGCTAACATCCGTAGGGATTGAGACAATCGTTGCACCACTAAACTTAGAGGTTGCTGGGCACACCATCGAAGTAGCAGATCCAGCTTTTAGAACAAACTCAGATAACTATATTTTTAATAGCACCAGTAGAAAGGAAATATTTGAAAACCCAAGATTTCTGGATAGAGCCCTAGTTATATCTGGGGCAACATCATTCCTAGAGTCCGATGGCACCAATCTCACCCTTAAAGCCAG